TTAATCTAAATTGTCATAAACCGATTTTTATTATTATTAAAGAATTAAGATTAATCTAAATTGACATCTAAATATTGTGGTTAATGTCAATTTGGATTAAGTGCGTTTAAAATCCCAATATTTTTTCTATATTTAAGTTATAAAAATGTGTGCGAAAGTTGTTGATAATTCAAGTTCTATTTTTTCCAATCTCCCCAATCATTTAATTTTAAGTATTCTCAATATGAATAGAATAAATAAAGAAAATGCAGTATTCAAGAAAAAACATGATATAGTCATAAAACATTTAAATATTTATTTTGAAGAGATAGAGGATGAGTTCGGTGGTGATTTAGAAGAGGAGGGTGTCAACACAGACCAGTATAATATTTCATATATTTTTAAAGATGGTATGATTAGATGGGATACATATTTATTAGAAAATGATGATATATTTAGAGATAATGATTATGTATGTGAAAATCTTAAAGATGAATATAAAAATGAGCCTATTCCAACATGTTTAAGACCTTTCAATAAATTATATAAAGAATATTATAAATTAATTGCTGATAAATATGGAGGAGAAGAAGAATACGATGAATGGTGTGATAATTATTTTTAAAAATATCACCACTATCGAAGAGGATTAATTTTTTATCTTTTAACTTTCCCTTTTTAATTTTTTTTTATATATAATTTTTTTATATATAAGATATCATAAAATATGAGTTTCTTTCAGAGCGAGGGTAAAATTAACATTGCACAGAGCGATGTCCGTATCAGTGCTGAAAATGGTTTATCTTTTACACAAGACCAAGTGGTCGGTATTTACATTCCTCCATCGGTTAAATATTTTTCCGGTAAGGATTGCTATTTAGAGTTTGACGCAACTATCACCAATGACACGAGTTCTGCTGACATCTTCCCTACTCGTCTTCAATTAGACGCAGAGATAGGAGCACACTCTTTATTTTCAGCGTTGAGGGTCTATGCTGGTAATAGAGAAACATTATTGGAGGAGAATACTGAATATCCGTCTTATGTATCTCTAAAATATAATTTTGATAAAAATGATGTCATACAGAATAAACGAGCTATGGATGAAGGTTGTGGGACATGGGTTCCGGCGACCAAGGGGACTAATGGGACGACTAAATCTGTCGCCAATAACTATGTATATTCACCATGGATGGAGGGTGTAAACACTGGTGCGGATGACGAGCCGGATGCTGATATTACTGGTGCTCCCAACTTCATTAGTGCTAAAATTACACTCCCTATTCATTGCGGAGTATTTGCAGAATGTGAGAAGGTTTATCCTAATCTTTTAACTAATGGGATTTATCTTGAATTAGTCATGGCGAGTGGTCGCAATCTATTTAGACAGATGGACGGAGTATTAATGGATAGGAGACCAACATTAAATCCTAATGTTTATGGTGTCACTAATGCTGGTGGTAATTGGGTGAATAATCAAGCGAAAGCGGAGTTTTGGATGAAATATGATAATAATGCGAAAGTTAGTGGATTATGTCCTTTCATAGTTGGAGAGAAGGTTGGATTTTATAATCCGGGGACTGATGCTGTTCTTACAATTACGGAGAATGGTGCGACAGATACTGCTGAAATTACACAGATAGAAACTGCTGATGATAGATTAAAAATCACTCTCACTGGTGCTGGTCCTACACAGACATCCGGAGGTGACATAGATTTCAGTGCTACTGAATATTTCATGTTCTCTAACTCTCTCCGTGGTAGTGCTACTGGTTCTTCATTTAATCCCAAGGTTGAAATTAAAAATGTTGAATTAATCGTCCATCAGATAAGTATGAGCCCCGAGTATGAAAGAGGTATGCTCTCCAAGATTAGTCAAGGTGGAGTTGTGAAGTTTGACTATAACTCTGTTGGAGTGCAGAGACACTCAACTCTTTCAAGTGAAACCATGCCCTCTGTCCCTCTTCATCTTGATTATGCAAGAGCGAAGGGAATTATTTGTGTCCCCACAGATGCTACACTATATCCAACACAGCATCAGACATGCGGAAAAGAAACTTATTTAATCACCAAGGGACATACTGCTAATTTCACAGAAGACCTCATACTCCATAGTAACAGAACTGGAATTGAAGGATGCTCTAATGGTCTCTCTGAATATTCATTCTTCTTGAATGGAAAGATGGTGCCGAGCCGTCCTATTAAGACCAGTAAAGCATCTAATAAAAAGACCGGCATTGATGCTAATTATCTTGTGGAGTTAGAAAAGAGTTTAGTATCTTTCGGCATAGAACCAACTTCATTTGAATATTACAATCGCAATTTTGTTGTAGGTCGTATGCTCTCCATTGGGTCTAATGCGGTTTTTGATGGTCGTGGGAGAACTGCAAGATTAGACTTGAAATATGAGGGAACTACTGCGGATGAAGATGCCCCATCTGTAAATCTGTTATGGAAAATATTTATTTCTCACATAAGAACTCTTGAAATTAAATCCAATGATATACAAGTCCTCATGTAAACTAAATTAAACTAAAATGGTTAAAACCAATTTTTTATTATTTTTATTATTCTTATTTTTTAATAATCTAAATTGACATCTCTATATTGTGGTTTATGTCAATTTGGATTAATCAATAAAATTGAAAAATTATTAAAATTATGAGTATATACCTCATAAATAAAAAAACACAAGATAAAAATATTTTTTTCTATAATTCAAGTATCGTCGAAAGTGGAGATAAAATAAAAACACATTTTTTTAGATTTATTTTTCATGGATTTTCAACTGGCTCATTTTCATCATTATCACTTTTATTTTTATTTTTATCATTATTGAAGCGTGGGTCTCTGTGACATTCAGCACCACAACATTTTATTTTATCACACTTACTCTTCTGTATAGTCAACAAGATACTTGTAATTATACCACCAACAACTCCAATAAATACACCGAGGTCTGCAAGTGAAAACTCTTTCATAATATGTAGCTCACATATTATAAATATAAAAAAAATAAAATTATAAAAGATAACAATTTAATATTTACATTTCAGTTGTATCACATTCATACTCATCATCATCACTATCATCACCATAGTTTAAAGATATTTTATTCTTCCATGAACGGACTTCCATACATGTATCAACTACATCTTGATTAAAATAATGATTAGTTACTTTCTTGGTTTTACCATTTACAGATGTGGAGGTCTGTTTAGTTATGACAATCTCATCACCGAATAATAATTTATAAATCCTTATGATAGTTGTCTTGACATGTTGAGGATTATTGAAATCCAGTTTCTTACTTCTGTTTCTAAATGTTACAGAATATTCTTTCTGCAATTTTTCTACAACCTCCTTGTCAAGAGTTTTTTTAATTAATATTTTATTAGCATTATGTTCGTGAACTCCGGTTTTAACAATTTCAGTATTTTCATCGTGATATAATCCAACACCTTTAACCAGTTTATCTAACATGATAAATCGTGAGTTAGATGCTTGAAACTTCTGTGCGTCAAAGTCATCTTTTTTACATATTTCATGTTTTAATTCATCACTATCCTTGGTGAAATATTGTATCACTCTGAAATATTTTTCTAATGCTTGTGGGTCTCTTATCAATACATTTATTTCCGGTCTTGCTAATTCATGAAAAGGGATTTTTAATAATTTAATAATTTTTCTGTAATGAGCTGGGAGCTGGTCTAATACTTCATTTTCTCCTTGTTTAAGAAGTTCACCTACTCTTTCAAATATTCTATCTCTTAAACATTCTTGTCTATCTGTAACTAATTCAGTGATGCATTTATTATTTAAAAAATCTAAATCATCTTTTACATCTAAACTTCCACAACCCTTCTGTTTCATAGGACCAATCATAAAATCATAATCATTTCTTACATCTTCATCATTTTCATACATGTATAATGCTCTCTCTAAATGTATTCTGTATGATTTAATATCATCATAATATTTTAGGATATTAATATCTTTATCTTTTAACTCTCTTTCAATTATAGTATCAATAACATCATGGTCGCTTGTTGTTAAGTTTCTGTAAGTTTCTTCACCTTTCTTTATCATATTTTTTCTCCATGAATTATAAGTATCAATATTTTTAGATACAATCTCATCAATCTCCATCTCTTTTTTCAATTGTAAATCTTTCTTTAATCTTGTTAAAAATCCATCGCTCTTCTGAACCGAGCCCTCATTGAAATCCATAAAATTAGTTATCGTAAAACCTCTCTTCTGTATAATATTTAAGAAGTGAGCGAACTTATTAGTGTTATAACAATCTATCGTGTATCTAAAAGATGCAAGAAGATTAGTATATCTTTCATTTAGGTTATTATCATTTTTCATCTCATATCCTAAATAATAATCTTTCATAATTTTTAATCCCTCTTGTATTTCATACTTACATTCATCAATAGTATCGTATTTATATGATTTCCAAGATTTACTCTCAAATAGATAATAGAGATGTGTAATTTTTCTATTACGATTTACTTGTTGAACCATGGCGACTGGTGATATTGTCTGACATTTATAGTAACAGAAAACCGGTCTCTCCATTAAACTATCTAAACCATAAACAACCTTGGGAGAGAATGCTACGAAATCATGAGCGTCTAACTCAATGGGCTCGGTTGTATCACTTGAATAATATTTAATTTCTATTCCATATTTTTCTTTCATATCATCTACTAATTTTTCACCAACATTTTTACTATCAAGACATATCATCGCCTTATCTTGTTGTGAAATCTTTTCAAGTAAATCCTTGTAATTAAACAGCTCGGTTGCTTGTTTTCCGTTATTGTGTTTATATAGATTATTAATATATTGTATATCACCTTGGTTTACATCATTAACACCTTTAATAAAATTAATTGAATTATCACTAATATCTGCATCTGTCATGATTACTCTATCTGCTTCTTCAATCATCTTGTTAAATTGTTTCCATACAGAAACTCTCTTGTTACATAAGTTAGGACAATCCACGAAATATTCTATTAATGAATTATATTCATCAAGATATATAACATAATCATTGAAATCATCCCAATTAACCATTTTAATTACACTATCAATTGTGGTGATAATATTTTCACCTTCAAACATCCACCATCCTATATCATAAGGGATATGATTTTTTTCTTGCATTATTTCTTCTGTTGGATTGGTTATGTCTTCGTGCCATACACATTCAATCCCAGCATTTTTAAAAACTTTTTCTTGCTCCAATCCTAATGATACACGAGAAACAACTGAAATAAATCTTTTATTAGTATTTTTAATGTAATTTTTAAATGCAGTAGTTTTTCCAGTTCCAGTATCACTACGGACAAGAGTAAACCTTTTATCATGTTCCTTGAAAAACTCACCATCATTATTTATATCTAAATATTGCCGAGCCTCTAACTCCTTATCTATTTTAGTTGTATGGATATTGGTTGGTTTCATCTTGAAATATCCTAAAAATAATTTAGGGTCATCTACAAATGAAGAATTACTTAACATGTTTTCTAAACATAACATCGTTTTATGTTTAGCATTATCCCAGTATCTTACACAATTTTCCTCGTAATTATATTTATCTCCACCTTTCTCCTTGGAGTATTTATCCCATAAATCTTTTTTTCCTAATGTTTTCATTGCTGTTGTGAAAACATACCAGCTCGTATTATCAATGAAATAATCATCCGGCAGACCATCAAGGATTTTAATTAAAACATCATCAGTGAAAGTGTATTCATATTCAGTTAAATCAACTTCATCTTGTTCGTATGCTTCTTTACAAGAAATGTCGCCATTAGAAACCTTTTTCAATGGTTTAGTAATTATTCTCTTGTTATTGGTTAAGTTCATCATTAACCATGTCTGCAATTCAATCGGCATCTCCTTTATTGTTGTATCATTATCTATAAGATAATAACCTCTTTTATCATGTTTAATAGAATTATTGTAAGCACTTCTGTCAATAATAGACCCCGGAGCTACAATGTAACCACCATCACTTCTAATATCTATGCTATGAAAATCATTAGCAGTTGTCTTGATTACTGGATTATATTTAAAAACTAAATGAGTTCCGCCATTAGCAGTTTTAAAAGTTAATGTATTGAACTTCTTTATGAAGTCCTCACCGAAGTCCTTAATGAACTTGGATTTAGATTTATCAAAAGGAGTAATTAATTTATCAACAATTTTTTTATTTTTTTTATCTTCTTTACTTAATTTTTTATATTCTTTTTTATTTAGATGGTCGTAGAAGTCCAAGTCAACAACTACAATATTAGATAATTTACCACACAATATAGCACGATTTTCTTTATTCTGCATTGAGAATAATTCTTGTAAAGACCTTTTCCTCCACATCCATTTATTAACATATCTTTTACCCTCCATTTTATATTCATGGGTGGGCTCCTTTCTCGCATTTATTAATTTCATGGTTGTAAATAAATCTTTATTCATTATATTATCAAGGGATTTTTTTTCATCAATAGAATTAACACAGAAAACATTCTCATCAACACATTCAACAACTTTCGCACACATTTTTATAACTTAAACATAGAAAAAAATTGAGGCAAATGAACGCACTAAATCATCCTCAATTAGTCTATAAAAAAATATATATTAAAAAATCAATAAATAGGATTACAAGATAAAAATTAAAAAGTTTAATTTTTCCGCTTTTTATTTAATTTTTCCGCAGTGTCAATTTAGATTATCCAATCCACCAACATCTTTATCTTGGTCGTCTGTTATAAACCAATTCGATAGTGGTTTAATTTTCTCTTGTGTTGCGTCTACAATTTTAAATGCATCATCTTTAATATATCCATGTTGTATTAAATATGAATATTTATCTTTATGTTTTTCCTTGAATAATTCTACTTTATTATTTCTTAAATAATACTGATAAAGGTTTTTTATTTTATAATGAGCCTCTTTATCTTTATATTTCTTTTTATATTTATCCTTATTATTATCATAATATTTCTTGGAGTTGTTTTTATTTTTTTCTCTCCATTGTGGGTCTAACTTTAATTCTTCATGATATTTCTTTATTTCTCTTTCACGCTTTTTCTTATATTGTGTTAAAATTGTATTTATTTTATCATCAGTGTATTCCATTTTATTTATACTTAATAATAGAAAATAATTTCAGATAAATAAACGAAAAATTAAAAAGTAATTTCTTGAATATCAACTCCAATATAATTTCTTTTTAATATGTCACATCTTGCACCAACTATATTATTATGACATGTCATATCTAATATTGTATCACCTTCATTAGAATAGGTCTTAATAAAATAATCAATCATATCATCGCATCTTGTAATACCATTACCTTTTCCTTTTCTTATAGGATATTCTAAAAATGTTGTAGGATATTTACCTCTGTGTCCTTCATCTTGAATATATTGATTATCTTTATTTATTCCATCTTCTCCCCAATATCCATTTTTTCCTCCATACTTAACATTCCTTTTATTTACATATTTATCACCTATCATCTGTGGATTATATGTTCCTCTTTTTTTATAATAAATAAATATTTCTTCCATGGTTCTTAATGGTTGATATTTCGCTGAAAAAAAACCAGTTGAATTATTTTTCTTCCAATTATAATTATATTTAGGTGTTTCATATTTCAGTAGCTCATAAGTAAATGGGATTGCTGAATGTAATGCAATTACACCATTCGGTTTCAATACTCTCCACATCTCTTTAAACAATACTTCCCAATTTAATTTTTTATCCCATGATGCGTGTGTTGTTGAAAATGGTGGGTCTGTATATATGAAATCTATTTTATTTTTTTCAATTGTCTTTATAATATCATGTATGTCCCCTTTAATATATTCAATCATTTATAATATATATTGAGAAAATAAATTAATCTAAATTGACATAAACCACAATATTAGGATGTCAATTTGGATTAATAAAATAATAATAAAAATAAAAAAATAATAAAAAATTGGTTAGTGACAATTTAGATTAATTCACTCTTGCTGTTGATTGTGATACACCAGCAACCTCACCACCTTCATCAAGAGGAGTAGGCATCGCTTTCTTTTGTGTTAATTCATTCTCTACATTTTGGTCTCTCTGTATATTTTTTTGATGGTCTCCGAAAGCACCGATTACAGAACCAGTGAGCCCAGCAATATTACCAATTCCAGCAACCCATTCAAGTCCGGGGACTAATCCAACAATATCACTTGCACCAGCGACCATTTGGAGTGTCTTGTCTACATCATCAACTCCGGATGAACCCTTACCGAAAAATGATTGTCCGTGTGCTACATTTTCAATACCATCAACTAAATCAATCCCTCCAATAGTTCCATTGGTGACAGCTCCTCCAACCTTTCCAAGTAATTCAGCATCCGCCTCACCTAAACGACCTCCGGAGACTTTTGATAATGTTTTTCCTAATAATGTTTTTCCTTCATCTTTTATCTTATCTAAATCACCACCAGCATCTTTAAACTTTTGGACTAACTCATCTTCCATGTCTGCTGTCCCTCCATTTCTATATGCACTTAAACCATTTCCAGTCCCACCACCTCCCGCGAGAACTTGTCCTCTTGGGTCTGCGTCTGTGCTTTCTGCGAGAAATCTTGCTCTTGCGTCTCCACCTTGTCCGCTTCCTTCATCCATCATGTCACCCAACGCATCAGCATTATCCTCGGCATCTTGGGTTAATGGTGTTGCTCCAACATCTTCCGGTTCTTCAACTGGATTATCCGGTTCATCCTCCGGTTCCTCGGGAGGTTTAAATCCAGCACTATATTTCTCCGGCAATATCTCTGCAAGTTTAGTTTTAGCATCATTCATTATTCTTGATTTACGATTAGATATTGCATTATTTAAACCATTGGCTCCCATAATATTTCCTACTAAATCTTTAACATAACTCTCATCATCAGCAGTTCCCTCATCACCTTTATCCTTATTGTATTGTTGTTGGATTGTATTATTCCAATCTTGAACTCCTTGCTGTAATTCATAGTCACTTGTTTTTAAACTATTAATCTGTGATACTGCGTTGTCGTAACCGAAAACATCTACTCCCATATTTTATAATAAATATTATATTTAAAATCTTTTCATAAAATGATAAAAAAAAAGGTCTCTTCGATAGTAACATAATTTTTACTCACTACCACCGAAATATAAATCTTGTGTTTCCGTGTCTTTATTAGGTTTTTTCATTTTCAATTCTTTAACACCTTTTCCTTTCGCCTCTGAAAAAATATCATCGTCCATCTGTTTAGGTTCTTCATCTATCACCTTCTTTTTTCCTATTCCCAATAATGTTTCATGTCTACGATAAAAACGAGCTGGATTGGTCTGTCCGTCTATATATAAAAATGAATATGGTTGGTCGTGAGCGAGATTATAATATGTCATAAATAATTCCTCACTACCACATAACTCGCTATATTCTTCTTTTATCTTTTCTAACTCCTTCTGATTATTCTGTCTAAAAATTAATACATTAGTAGCATTATTCCTAATGATATTGGAGACAGACCTAAATGATTGTGTTGTTAAAAATATTGACATCTCATAGTGGCGAAACTTACTGCATAAATAACTGATATCATTAGTTTTCTTGAAATCACGAGATAAGATGTCATCAAGTAAAATTAACATGGTCGGCATATCCTCTCTATCATATTTCTTCTGTGAATTAATTAAATCTTGTATCATCTTGTCGCTATAATGGTCTTCTACATCTGTAAAAGCATCTTTAAAATATTTTCCCTTGGTGTCATTGTTTATCGTATTAGAGATAATTTTATAATAATCCCAATAATCATCACCATAAAAATCATCTCCATTTCTTAATGCGTTAATGAGATAGTTAGTCTTCCCACTACGGACGCTTCCAATACAGAGACATAAAAATTGAGGTTGAGGGAGATGAGGATGAATTGGTTTATATTTATTAGTTTCCAATGCATCATTAACCTTTAAAACCTTGGGGACTTTTTTAGCTCGTTTTCCTTCCATTTATATATATAGAATATATTTTATTTATTTTTATTTTTTTCATTCAATCTTACATATTTATCAATCTGTTTATGAGTTTCATGTAAATCCTTTATTAATAATAACATTGTATCATTTATTTTTCTCTGCTCTTCATATTGTTTCTTGTAACAATACATTTTATTCACAACCCATATATATAAATCAATAAACCACTTCATTTATATATATAAATAGAAAATAATACAGATTAATCTAAATTGTCATAAACCGAGTTTAGAGGATTATTATTTATTTTAATTATTTAAATAATAATATTAATCTAAATCGGCATCCTTATTCTGTCGTTTATGTCAATTTAGATTAATTCAATTACTTACTTATAGAAATTAAAAACAATTATCAAAATATCCTTGTTGTCCGTAGAAAACTTTATTCGGTGCGACCATTTTATTAATCTGTTGTTTAACTTTCTCTTTTTCTTTTAATTGTTTTTCTTTCTCTTGTTTTTCTTTCTTCCTCTGTTTTCTCATTGCTTCATATTTCATGATTGCTTCTAATTGTGCTTCTTCTAAATCTTTTTTCGTAATTGTTGAAGTAGGATAATTAACTTCTTTTATTACTTCTTTCACTTCTGTCTTTTTTTCTTCCGGAGGCTCATTTACATATTTTTTTAATTCTTCCTTTTTCTTCTGTTTCGCTTTCTTTTCTAATTCTTTCATTTCTTTTTTCTCTTGTGCGTTGCGTCTTCTTGTTTCTAATGCTTTTTCTCTTGCAAGTCTTAATTTCTCTTTATGTTCTTCACTCATGGGGGGTCTTTTCTTTCTTGTCTTTTTTTCTACTATTTTATCATTTTCTTCATTTTTTATAGGGGTATTACTCACTTTTTTATTTCTTGGAGATGAAACCTCAAATATTTCCTCCTTCGTCATCTTGATTTTAGGTGATGGTGGATTTTCATTATTTTCTTGAATATTTCCATCTTCATTTTCTTCAATATTCATATTAATTCCATTATCTTCATTGATTTCTTCAACATATTCCTCAACAACCGGCATTTTATCCATATTTATAATTAATAAAATATAATAATTTTCTATTAATTACGATAAAAAAGAAAAATAAATATAAAAAATAATTATTCAATAGATTTATTGGATGAATTGTGGTTCATCTCTATCCTTTAATTTAATAGTTGGAGATTGTCTAAAATGTAAACATACGATAGTCTGTCCTTGTAAATCCTTCGCAAGTATTTCTCCTACATTGCAAATGGAGATGTCAAACTCATTTATTACAACTGGGTTAGGATTATTTAATTTTACATATACGAGGTTATGAGGTTCATAAAATAGTCCGTCCCCATGTGCTCTTGCAGAATTATCAAAACGAGGGACATGTAACAATATTTTAGATGGTCGTGCGACAGCTCCGTTGGATGTCTTCTGTGTAAAATTATCCAACCTTATAAATAAAGATTGGTCGCTGATAAGAGGTGGGACAACCTCGCTGTCATATTTATATCCTCTGTTACTATTGTATGAAGTTCCAAAAGATGTCGGTTCTAAAATACTAACACCTTCAAAACCTAAAAATCTATCCATGTTCGCAGATTGAGTGTTCTTATAATATCCTTCTGTATCCTCACTTAAAATATACATAAACTTATATGTTGAAACTGCTGATGTTGATATAGTGGCGAGTTGTTCGTAAAAATTATCTGTTCTTGTTAAATCATTAAACTTGGGTCTGTTTAATTCTATATCTTCACATTCTTCTATCGTTTCCTCTTCCCACATACGAGCCCACCAATCCGTATCTGTGTCAAAATATCCATATTGTTCGGCGTCTCCTTGTGCTATACGACCACTATAAGCGGTAATCTGTAATGAGCCCTTTTTAGTGCTTCCACCTCCTAAATCAATATCATCATTGGAGATATAAACCTTGGGATACATCATCCATTTACACTGATTTATAGGATTAGGGATATTCTTGATATATGTTGCGTTATAGTAACCTTGTCCCATGGAGTAACCACAGAATAAAATCCATGCACTCCCCGAACCAACATCATCAAGAGGATTGTTACTTGTAGATAAAGGACCTCTATGATAATAAAATAACACTTGTTCTCCTTCAATTCTAATTAAAAATTGGTTAATTGGTGTAGTTCCACCCTCTCCATCGCTCACTTGATTAGTTGTCATATTAAATCTTTCAGTAAACGCTGGTGATATAGATGGGTATGGGTCAGTCCATCCCCAGTATTCTATTTCTTGATTAACAATTTTTTTATTTCCGTCATCATCTGTCGCCACACCACTACATATAACTTGTAAATAATAATCATCACTCCCATCTTCCGTCTGTGTGAATGCTATTGCGTAATCGTAAAATTGTGTCTGTGTTGCATGTAGTCCTCCGCCGGTTGCTTCTACTGGTGTTCTTGCATTGGTGATACTTTCATCAAAATAAGGGGGAGCTTGGTAGGGCTCGGGGTCATCCCTATCTCTTTTTACACTACGAGCTAAACCAAAAATCCCAGCACTATCAACAGAGTAATTGGTAGTATCTTTACACATTCCTCCTATATCCCATCGTAAGTTCCCTTTATAATGTGACATGGGTAAATCTGTTAATTGAACGACATTATCTATTTTAGGTGATGCACCGGGGACATCGGGAGCGGTAAATGTATTCGTTCCACTCGTATATGTTAATGTGGGGTCATCATCTAAATATATCTTGGTAAAATTAACCATATTGCTTCTCGTATTTAAATCCTCTGCGGTTGTGCTGTTAGTTGTCCTTAAAGTAAATCCACCAAAAATATTATTGCTGTCTTCATACGCTTTCGTGATAGGTGTTATATCCTTTCCATCACTTATTCCATAAATATCCGGATGAGTGAAACCTTTTCTCTGTGCTAATGTGAACTCTTCAACCATATTCTCTAATGAAATATTTTCACTAAAATCAACATCAAAAGTGCATCTTATCGGTTTCCCAGTTGTATCATCTTCCGTCCTTCCATCATCTAAACCTTTAAGATTAATATTATATGATTGAAACCATGTATCTCCCGGTCTTATTGTTAATGTATCATCTCTATCATATTTAACAGATTGAACTGCTACTTCACAATCCTCCGGTAGTGTCATTGTCTGCTTCATGTAATTTCTATACTGATAAGGAGCTTGATGAACTCCATCTTCGTCAGTTGATTTATTAATCTCATTCGCAGTAATTACTAAACTCATAACTTTTTTATAATATTTAAAATAAAATAATTTTATAAACATAATTATAAAAAGGTATGATTAAATTAGGAGACCCCCGAATTACTGCTAAATTGCTTTCACATGAAGATTATAGATTACATCCAACGCTTCCCCCTAAACCGAAGAATAGAAAAAATGTAAAGTCTTGGAGGTTAGAATGTCAAGAAATAATTAGACCAACTGCATCTCATAATTCAAGATTGAGAAAAAAAATATGGTTAGAAATGCAGAATGAAGAATAATTTAACTAAAATGGTTTTTTTTAGTTGTCTTCGATAGTGACATAATTTTTTAAACTTTTTTATCGTAATTTTTAAAGATTTATTATATATATAAAATTATAAAAAGATGTCTAATAGATTTTTAGAAATCCCAGTGTCTAATAAAACTTCTGATGGTCGCATGAGTTTCCGTAAAGGTATTGCTAATCTTATCTTTCAAGTCCCAGCAATTAATTCAACCCTTATTCCTTCTTCTGTAAGAATATCCGGTAAAATTAGATGTTACTTGAATGATGATAAAGATGCTCCTTCCCAAGAATTAACCACTGATGCGAGGCTCGGTGTTTATGGTGCATTCCAGTCTCTAACTACACACCAGCAGACAATAGAGAATATCCGTCACTACGGACATTTCCTCTCCAATTTTCTCCCACTTTCCACGAGTTCCGCAGATGCTTTAAATAACTGGTCTCTTACTGCTGGGATTGAACCAGCATATCATTTAAATCGTAATAATGCTGATGGTAATGACAGCGGTGGTGGTCTTCTCCGTGCTGTTGATAGAGACTTCTGTCTGCCTCTTCCATGCGGTCTGTTTAACGGCACGAGCGATATTCCTTTAAATGAGAGTATGCTCGGGGGATTGGAGGTAGTTATCGCCCTCGCCAGTGATAGTCAGTTTTTATTTGCTATTGATGGTGATGAAGCATCTGTTAATGATGCTTGGTATGAGTTTGACGATTTAAAACTTGTCTGTGAAGTTAGAGATTACACTCCGGATGAGTTGTCACAATTAATGAGAAAGAGTGCATCCGGTTTTACTTATCAATCCATCTCCTCTTACTATGATGTAATTAATTCACAGAACGCTAATATTGTATTTAATCTTGGTTTAAGTAAGGTTAGAAGTATTTTCTCCTCATTCATCCCCAGTGATTTCTTGAATAATTATAAACATAACTCATACGCAACTATCATGCCTTCTAACACTGACGGACAACAAGCATCCGTCCGTAAGATTACATGGACGAAGGGAGGAGCTCTGTATCCTAAAATGATGGAGTTGAATACTAATATAAGAGAAAGTCCTACGACACTATTACAAGACCCAGTTGTAATTAAAGATTATGTTGATAGTGTAAGTGATTTCTCTATGAGTGATAGATTACAGATGAACCTTAACACAACCAATAGAGATATTATAATGAAGAATAGCACCACTGCATCTGAAAATAAACAACTTCAATACACCAAGGTCGCTAATGGAGGAGTAGTTTACGGATGTGGTATTCGTTACGATGCTCTTGGAGGGCAAGGAGTAGATTTTTCTAATCCCGGCTCACAATTCGGTATGAACCTTGAACTTGACCTCACAACTAATTCTCCTCAATCTGTTTTCATCTTCGTAAATAGTGAGATAAATGTAGTATTTAATCAGAACGGAGTTCAAGTTATTCAGTAACTAATTTAAACTAAAATGGTTAAAACGATATTTTTATTAAGGTTATCTTTTTCAATAATCTAAATTGACATCTCAATATTAATTAATTCATTTTCCCTTTTTTACAATTTTTTTAACATGTAAAATATATATAATAATAAATATAAAATATGAACGATGAGAATGCCCCCAGTGACCCAATGCAATACGCAGAAAATAATTCTAAATCTATGATTGATAGAAGCTCACAACCGGATATTATTAATTTAAAACAATTACAGACCTCAACCGCCCAAGAGGTAGAGAGTGATATTCTTCGCCCAGTTGTTTTTTCACAAGACTTTATCCGTTATGAGTTAGAACCGAAGGGATTTCTATCTCCAACATCTTCAATTACATTAGGATTAGAAGAAATCGCAACAATTCACAGAGCCCAACATCCTATTAATGTTGGTGTTGCATCCTTAATTGACAGAGCAGTCCTAAAAACTTCATCCGGTCGTGTGATATGTGACATGGAGGATTTCGGTGGTTTCCATGGTTTTAAGACCTCATTTATAGACCCATCTGTATTAGTTGAAAAAGAACAATATTTATCCGGTCGTTGTATGTCTCTTGGTCCTATATATACAGACCCAACTGCTACAACCACCAAGTTCTCTCAATTTTCAGAGGTGGATAAAGTTGGTCTCCAAAATGGTAAGGAGTATGGTGGGACTAACGGAGCCGGTGTCGTTGCTGGTCTTACTCCAAGAAATGCGACATGTGTTTTCTCCCACGCTGGTAGAAAACATCTAAATCCAACATTTTCAGTTAAATTATATGACCTCTTCCCCTTCTTGAAATCCGGCAACCAAATCCCTCTCTTCATGCTCGGTAGTGACAGAGTGCAGTTAGAAATATATTTCACTAAACTCACTTCTACTGGTAGGATGTGCCTCTCTAAACAAGATGAAGGACAGACCGGTCACCAGTTCAAGATAGACCAAAACCTCTGTGAGTTCGTAAGCGACCATATTTTCTATCCCGGACAAATGGAGAAATGGGCGGATATGAATAAGGATTTAACTTTCCAATATTACGATTATGTATTATCAAGACAGAATATCACCAGTGCGAGTGATAATAGTGATAATTCCAAGGTTAATGTTAGACAGATTGGAGGAGCTGGTAGAATTGTTACTCGTGTATATGCTTCCTATGAACCAATTGGAGCGGGAGGTGATGATAAAGCGATATTGAATAAATATCAAGCGAAGGGTATGAAGAAAGACGGACAAGGGACCGGTAAATTAGAGAGTAATTTATTCTACAATGAAAGATTTTTATTCCCTATTAATGTGACTAATAATGCGAGACATTATCACAATTTAAGAGATGCTGAAATGAAACAAGTTTTCATCCCCGATGAATTATATTGCGGACAAGATATGCTACTCCCCAATACTGCTGATGGTGGTGCTTTCCATTATGACGGCAGAACACAAGACCAATTACGAGCCTCTTGTTTCTATCAAGGTTTTAGATTAAATCGTGGTGAAAGAGTAGGGACGAAGGGGATTGAATTAACCATGAATGCTACAACCCAAGCGGGAGATGATGAAGGTTTAGCGAATGCATCTTATCTCCAAAAAGTTTACACAGAACAATTAAGATACGCTACACTCAAAGACGGACAATTAGAAGTTTATTGGTCTTAATCTAAATTGTCACTAACCAATTATTTATATTTTTTATAACTATTTTTAACTCTTTTAGTTAATCCAAATTGACATCCTAATATTGAGGTTTATGTCAATTTAGATTAATCCGTTTTTATTAAATTAATATCTTGAAAAAAAATCTAACCTTTATTATAAATATGACAGAAAACCTTAATGAAATTATTTCAAAAGCACGACCAAATGCTAAACCATCAACAATAAAAATGTATGTTTCCAATCTTAATAAACTCATGAAAATATTTAATAAAGATAATTTATCATTTCTATCCAATGTCAAAAATGTAAGTGAAAAATTAGAAGATAAACATTTTACAACACAGAGAAATTATTACAATTCTATAATTGTTTATCTAATGAGTAAAGATAAAGATAATAAAGTTATTGAAAAATACAATGAAATTAGAGATAAATTAAATGCAAAATATTTAGAAAATCAACAGAGCGGAGTAATATCTGATAAACAGAAAGATAATTTTATTGAGTTAAGTGAGCTACGAGGCATGATAGACACGATAAAAAAAGATTTAGACCTTCCAAAATTAAAAAAGAAAGAAAAACTTACACCAAAAGAATATAAACTTCTTCAAGTGTATACAATATTAGAGATACTTATAAATATTCCTATGAGAAACGACCTCTCTAACATGAAAAAGATATCACAGAAAGATTATAAGAAATTATCAGATAAAGAAAAACAAGAAAATAATTATCTTGTAATGGAGAAGACATCTTTAAAGTTTATCCTCAACGATTATAAGACGAGTAAGAAATACAAGGAGAAGGTGATATATGCTCCTAAACCTCTTGAAAAAATAATAAGAATGTATATAAGAAAGAATGGTGATAGTGATAATTTATTTCCAATGACAAGAAATGCAATATCGCAACTTCTCATTAAAACTTCAAAAAAATATTTAGATAAAAGTATCTCTACAACAATGATAAGAAAAATTGTAGCAAGTGATTTACTTAAAGATGTTAAGAAAAAAGAACAAGAATTATCTAATAAGATGGGGACAGATATAGATACTATAAAGTCGGTTTATGTGAAAACAGAGGATTAATATATTCATTTTTTATCTTACATAACAATTTCCATTCATCTCTACCTCGGTCATGTCTTCCACCCATTCCTTTAAACCACTCACCATCTTTTAATTCCCAATAATAAAATCCCTCTTTACCCCAACCATCATAAATACATCTCCATACAAAAAAACATCTTCCATCCGGATTATCTTTACAGAACTTAATACCATCTTTAATTTTTCCTAATTCAAACTGCAAATCCGGATATTGTCCGAACTTACATCTCCTCGTTTTTAATTCAACTTTAATTGGTTTCTCTTTACTTCTAAAATCGTATTTATTAAAATTATCACCAAAATCATTTCTTAAATTATATAGCTCACCAAATATCTCCTCTAAATAAACCATAGAACTATCTTCACTTTTTTCACCAAACTCTAAATCTTTCAAGAACTTCTTTTCATACACATCACTCATTTTATTTATACTTTAACATAGATAAAAAAAATCTTAAATAAACGCATTAATCAAAACTTAATATTACATTTTTTTTAACAATCTTAAATCGTTGGGTTTCAAGATATTTCTCTTTTTCTTCTTTCGTTTTTCTACCTCGTTTTTTACCAGTGTAAACACCATCGTAATAAAGAGGTTTATAATATTTATCTTTCATTTTATATACTATAATGGAGATAAAATATTTTTAAAAAAAACGCATTCAGTCGAAAGTGAGGACAAATGAGCCATGTTTAATTTCACATTTCATAAATGATGTCTTCTTGCATAATGATTGTTTAACTTTAATATCATGTTGAATATGTGGAGATAATACTGGTTCAATATTATATAATTTTTTAGGGTCTTTCATTAACTTCTTAATTGTTTTTCTAACTATTGGGATGTCACCATGTTTAGCGATTAATTCAGCGTCATCATATATTTTTTTAATATCTGTGTATACACTCTCATTTAAATCATAACAATTCTCGCAATAATGATTTATTTTTTTAGCGATTAAAATATATTTATCTTTATCTTTAACTGATAATGGTTTTCTTGGATTAGGACATTTAAGAAACTTTCTTAACTGATATAAATCTTGAACTAAATATTTATTATTGGGTGGGATATGTAAATAGTCCATCTTAACTAATACATCCCACAGAGTATTAGCGACAATGGTTTTAGAATGTTTTTCATCTACACCTATATCAATATTGAACTCATCAACAATCTTTAATAAATCTTTTTTAGAGAATGACTTATGAATTATTGTATTGTTTTTCGGCATGATTATTATATACTATATATTAGAAAATAATTTTAATGAATTGTTTTTCTCGCCCCCCGAGAAATAGAAAAGTGACATTTAATAATAAAGTAAGATGCAAGATATATATTAGAGAAGAAAGTAGAAAAGAAAAATTAATAAGATTAAGGGATTTACATAATGAATATCAGAATGGAAAAATTAATAATGATGTTGTAAAATTACGAGAACTTTTAAAATTAATTGATGAGTATAAAAAAAATAAATGTCGTAATATAAAATGAGTGATAAGAAGAAGGAAATGAGCCTCCCCGAACTTAAAAAATTGGTTAAACAATATGACGAGTTTATGGGAATAACAATCCCCAAGAGTATTAAGAAACCGGAAATGGTTAAACTTATTGAAAAGCAAGGATACAAGATAGACCATGAAAATAAAAAGTTAGTTGCTACATTTAAACAGAAGACAAAGAAGATGCCTAAAAAAGTTGAATTACCACCACCACCATCTCCGGAGGAACAGAAGAAGATGCAAGAAATGAAAGAGATGAGAATGAAGAAAAAGAAAAAGAAAGATAAAGACCAGCGTAGAGAACTTATAAACAAGGGAAGAGAAATACAGAAGAAGGTTGATATGATACAGATGAAGAAGAAGGAGAAGGCGATGAAAAAAGATAAACCTAAATATAGTGCTCCCAAGAAATCAGCACCCAAGAAACCAGCTCCCAAGGATGATAAGAAAAAAGTTAAAGTGTGGACTGGCTCGGGGAAGTTGCCGGATAATAAAATGACGAAAGATAAAAAGAAGTTTATGAAAGAATGGAGGGCACAAGGTTTTAAGATTGCGGATGTTTCTCCTAAATAATTATCTTGATAATAGTATATGGAAATATTTAAACAACTCCCTTATGATATTCAATCACATATATATAATATATATAAACCTAAACATGATTACGATAAAGTTATTGCAGAACTTAAAGGATTAATTGGAGATACATTAAATTATTTCGGTCTTAAATTATATTATAATAAAAATGAAATCATGGATGAAAAAAATATATATGAAAATATTGGAGAACATATGATTTTATTTTTAGACGATAATATGGAGATGATATTAAAATATTGTTAAAAGGATTTATCTTGAACTTTTTTATTTATGAGTATATACCTCATAATTTAATTTATAAATCTAAAAATGTGTTATTAAATATTCATTTTCTCTCCAATAATGACCTATTAATCTAAAATAGTGTTAAAATAGACCTAAAAACACAATAAAATTATAATTTTATTTCTAAATAGACCATAATAAGACATAAAACTAATAAAAACATATACATTTTATTAGATTTATGGAGTAAATTAACCATTTTAGTTAAAATAATGTTAGATTAATCCATATTGACATAAACCACAATATTAGAATGTCAATTTAGATTAATTAAAATAATAAAGATTATTCAAGATATAAATAATTGGTTAGTGACAATTTAGATTACCATAATATCTTATGAGACCAATATTTAGCAGTGTCCTTACTTGTTGCCTCACCATGACGAGAATAATATTTCTTCCTTCTCACTGGGTCACCATGGTCTAAATGTTTATAGTGTCCTAACTTATCTTTGAACTGCTGATATCTTTTATCGCCGAAATGAATTAATTTGGGATTACCATTAGCTCCCTTCACATATACAGAATACTTTTTATTTTTCGCTTTGGAGATAAATGGTTTATATAATTTTTTTTCTTTCATTATAATAATAGTATGTATAAAAAAATATTGCAGATACAATCTTTAAAATTACCGGATGAATTAAATAATTTAATTTATATAAATTATAAATATAGCATGTTAGAAGATAAATACAAGAAGGATTATAATAATGTTTTAAACTTCCTTAAACATTATATATTCCTAAATAAAAAGATAAATAAAAAAAATCATAAAGAATATTCTCTATTAGATACGATAAAATATTTTGATTAATCCCAATCTTCATCATCTTCTTTTTCTTCTTCTGTTGTTAATTCATCATCACTATCACTTCCATCAAGATAATCAACGAATATAATTTTTTCCTTATTTATTATTGCAATCATCTCATCTAAATAATGAATTAATTTTAATTTATAATTACAATCGCTTTTCAAGATAATATCTTTTATCATACTTATTTCAATCACATTATTAAAATCAATATCACTCATTTATAATATAATATTTATTTTTTTTTATTTTCATTTAATATTTCTTCAACTATTCCATTGTCTATTGTTTTGGTTCTTGATATTTTATAAACAACTCCACTCCCCTCATCAAGACGAGATAAAAACCCATCGGGGTCATGTATAGATGTTGTGACAGATGTTAAATTAATATCTTGTGTTATAGTAAATGTCAATGGACTTTCAACTGAAAAATAATAATCACCATCACCATTCTCTTTATTTATGACGGCGATAACTGGGAGCCGGTCACCACCATTCATTCCTCCTATATATTTATTATTTTCTTGTAATATTAAATCACTTCTTATCGTGTAATATGGTCTTATCATTGACCTTGCAACATTTTCTCCTTGTATTGTTAATGATTGTGTCTGTTCTACAATTATAGGCATTATCTCATAGGCTCGTTGATATTGAAATAATAATCCGGGGACGGATGATGGGTCTTGTCCCCATCCTAACAATACAAGTGGAGATGGGACTTGTGGCGTATACATGACACCTCCGTATCTATTCATAATGTAATTTTTAATATCTGTGTTTACTATTTGAGAGTTAGTGGTTAAATATTTTGTTTTATTTATATTTCTGTAATCCACACGAGCTAATCTGTTATTAGTTCCATCTATCGTTGGAGGATTGAATTGTTCGTATGTGAAACCCAAGACACCAGTTAAACCTTGTTTCCAATTACTCTTATCATAACTATCACCAATTAAAAGTGTTACTCCACAATGAGCGTCCATGACAGAAAATGGTGTGATATTTCTATTCAATGGTTTTATCATCTGTGTCTTCTTACTTGTTAATGTATTCTTATCATCGTTCTCATGATGTCCGTGTTCTATCGTGAATGTCGGTGTAACTTCTACATTATAAGTCTGTTCTTCCACTTCGTATGGTCTCGCATCAGCACACCAATTCCAGTAATGAAGTCTTTTATTTATTTTATAAACTTCATCACCAGCATCCTCTATAATAGGATTTAGATTTGCAGTTCCATCTATCTCACTTGTCTCACCAGCATTCTCACTCTGTCCCACATTTTCTGTCATGTGTAAATATTCCCAACCGAAATGAAAATCATTAACCACTAATGCTGGATTATCACTACCTACATAAACTTTTGATATTTTATCAGCGATGAGTTGGTGATTATTTGCTGGATATGATGTTCTACTAAACTCGTAATTTTGAACTCCTATAATTGTAGTTCCATCGGTGAGCATGTCGTTGTATCCCGCCCATAATTGACACACAATAGTAGAATATGCATTGAAGTTCCAATCCCATCCCATCTGTGTTGTGTTTAGTGTAATCGTGTGAGCTGGTTGATGTCTAAATATATATGATGGGAGACCACCTATTAACTCCGGATGTAAAACAATCCAATATGTTCCATTTAATTTTATTTTAGTAGCGAAACCATACGACAGCTCATTTGTATTTGTTCCGGATGTTTTTATACCTTCATAGGTTTTATCATATTTAAAAAATATAGGCATTGACGCCATATTACCCAGTTTATCAGTTCTATTATCATATATTTTTAATCCTTGTCCATCGTTAAGTTTAATAATATTTTCAAAAAATTACCAATTTCTCCTTGGGCGTTATTGTATCTGTTAATATGGAGAAACCTACATGTGTTTACATTTTTTTCCTCTCCATTACCGAAGTATTGAAAATTAGCACTATCGAAGAGCTCCGGATATTTTCCTTGTTCTATGAATAAATTGGAGAGGTTTTGTAAGTTTACATCATTATATTCATAATTAGTTATGATATGGTCTGTTGTATTTGGATTTGTTGCATGTCCTACAATTGTATTTTGAATTAATAAATTAGTATCATTCCAAGCATTACATTTTCTCCCAAGAACGAATAATTCCGGTCTCTTTACTCCTATATATTCGTATGATTGATAATATTTAATACCATCATTAACGCCTCCCGGTCCTATAAAATGATTATAATTATCCTCTCTCATTCCACCAGTCCAACCACAATTAAACGCTTTTAGTGTTTTTGTGTTAGTTGTCTGTGAGAATGGATGTTCTTGTGGTGTTGCATCATCACCACTTCCATCCATAGCGTAATGTAATTGTGTCTCTTCTATCTCTTGAAGTTGTTGTGTGATAGTTTCAGCGATATATTGTGGTGTATTGTAACCTTTTTCTAATGCTATATCTAATAATTCAGTATAAATATTGTAATCATAAGAGAATATCTCCGGTCTTAAACTATTAAATAATGTTGTATAATTAACTCCGTCCCATGTTATTCCGGAGAATATAGTGCTTTCACGAGCCAGTATAGTCATCTTACTTCCATCTTGTCTAACTTTATAATATCCATCTATCCCCGGATAGTAATGTTTATCTTCGTTAGGGTGAGGCATTGGGTTCAAGTCTGCTCCGAAATATAATTGGTGGTCTGCATCACATATAGAATAAATATCTTTTTCTCCGTTTATATCATAATTACTTCCAATAGGATAATAAACTTTCCCCGAGCCTAAACTATCCTCTGTTTCCCATATCTCTTGTGCTTTATTAACTATTGAAGAATATTTCGCTGTGTCCGGATGTTCTGCTGTATTGAATATCTGTTCTTCATGAGCCCATCTTCTCGGCAAGATTAATGTATTTTCACAATTTAAACATGTATAATAATTCATGGGGATATACATCCTATCATCTCTTAAATCTTTTGTTGTGATTGTTTCGTAAACATGTGTAGTTAAAGATAATTGTTGTTGTATTGTTAATTTACCAATTGGTTCAATCACAGATATTCCTTTATATGTTTTTTTAATTACATTCCCTTCATTATCTCTAATATAATCACCTTTTATCTCTATTGCATCCGGCAGACCACAACCTTTCTCATTAATATAAGAATATTCAAGATTAACTTTATCACCTCTTTTTAATTCTATATTTTCTCCTAACTTACATGTAAAGAGAGAGTTACTCTCTTGATTTCCTCCTTGATATTGAACTGATGAAAGATTATTACACTCTACGATTTTAATGTCTTCGTATTCCATTTATATATAAGGATATTATTTTTTTTTTATTCTATATTTTTCCCATAAATCCTTGTCAATTTTTCTTGAAGGACCATTCATTATCACCGAAGCGAGCCTCGCTAAACCCCATGAATACGCTGTCTGATTAGGACGAGACCCACTACTATAATATGCTCCTTTTCCTTTCATAATTATTTTCTCCGCACCAGTTTTAGAGATTACATTTTTATATAACCATTTCTTGTCACTGATTTTTCTACCATATTTTTTTTCATATTTTTCAACCCAAGATGACCTCTGTGTCGGTGCTTTTGTTTTTGGTCTCTCTGTTCCCAAGAAGATACTCTTTATCTGTTTCTGTCTATCATAACCCTTTAATCCTTTCATGTATGTTGCTGGGACTAATCTTGTTTCACCTTTATATGTTATTTTAACTTTTTCCACCATCTTTATTTTTATAATTATATATATATAAAATATAATGTCATTATTATATCCTAAAAATAATTATAAGTTTATTGAAACTGCTGGGGAGGAGAAAGCGAAGATGAAAATAGTTCAAGATAATCGCAAGATGATTAAGGATATTAATGAATGCATTATCCAATTAAAAACTGATGTTGACATAGTAAAGCAAGATATAAAAGAAATACTTGAATTGGTTAGAAAGAAAGAGGAGAGGGATATGAATAAGTGGCTCACATGGGGATAATTTATTTCCCAACTTTCATCTGTGCTTCTTCATGTGCCTTCTTGAAACTCATTCCCATCTGCATTTGTTTTCTCATCATATTAATATGTTTTTTTGTATGATGTGATGCATGTTTCTGTAACCTTTTCTCTTGTGCTTCGGTTAATTTCTTAACTTTCTTTGGTTTGGATTTACTCTGATAGT